CCTGGTTGCCCATGGAGAACTCGATGCCCCCCGAAACGTAGGTGGTGCCGCCGCTGATCGCGCCGGCCGAGTACGAGCCGCCCAGCACCAGGTCGGAGGTGTTCGCGTCGTTGACCAGCAGCGGCTCTTTCCAGGCCGTGAGGGTCGGGGTCGGGTTCGAGACCGCCGTCGGCGCCAGGTAGGGCGCATAGACGGTGATCTTGTAGGCCGGCACGTTGTTGACCATCGTCGAGCCGCCGAAGTCGACCACGCCGCCGATGAACTTGAACTGCAGCCCGTCGGTGTAGGCGTACAGGCTCATGGTCTCGATCGAGCTTGACACCGGCGTGTAGTCCACACGCGTCGCGGCAGTGACTGTCTCGGCGAAGCCAGCGGCACGCAGGAACACGCCCCACGGCGGAGCCGTTCCGGCCGCGCCCGAGCCCTGCTTCTCGACCGAAAACTCGGCCTTCATCCAGGTCGAGCCGACGAACGAACCCGAGCTGCCGAAGAAGCCCCGGACCACGTTGCGCGGCACCTGGCTGGCCTCGATGGCGGTGATCTTGACGTCACCGCCCGCGGGCAGGATGGCGTTCGCGCCGCCGGTGGGCACCGAGTCGGTGCCGCTGGTGGTCTCGATCTTGCCCAGCAGGAAGACGTTTCGATAGATGCGGCCGAACGGCATGGCTTACTCCTTGTCGCCGGCTTCGGCGGGTTCTTGGGGGGTGGCGGGCACCAGCTCACCGGTGTCCGGGTCGCGCAGGTAGCTGCCGCCCTGCTGCGGGTCTTGTTCGCTGCTCATTCGAGGCTCTCTTCGAGGGTGGTGTACTGGACGCGGTAGCTCTTCGTGATCGCGCCGATCTGCTGCTCGGCTGGACTGCGCTCGCGCCGCGTCGGGCCCTCGAGCACCTCCATGGCCAGGCCGCCCAGCGAGCGGTCGGCGAAGACCCTGCTGAAGGCCTCCAGCAGCGCAGCGTCGCCGGCCGTGTACGGGCTCGCTCCCCGTGCGACCACGGTCACCTGCAGGTCCAGCCAGCGGATCTTGTGGCGGGTCGTGCGGCGCTCCGGCATGTCTTCGTCGCCCGTCTCGACCGCGATCGCAGGCAGATCGTCGGCCTGCATCGCGCCGTGCAAGTCGCGGAAGACGCGAGCGGCCGGCACGCTGGTCATGGCCGGCACGGTGAGCGCGGTCACGACCGCCTGGGTGATGGCCTCGGCCTTGCTGGTCATGTGAGGTCCCTCACCACCGGCAGATCGCGGCATTCCTGCAGCACGTAGCCGGCCGCCGTGATCGCGGAGCAGATCAGGGTGTAGGTCTCACCGTCCGCCCCCCCAGTGATCACCTGTGTGATCGTGTGCGAGGCGGAGTCGATCGCCGCGGCGCCCACGCGCATCGTCGGGATGTCGGTCTCGCCTGCATCGCTGGCCAGGACCACGGCCACTGAAGCCGATGAGATCGTGTCGCCGGTCACCATACGGCGGCTGAAGGCAAATGCGAACGGCTCGGATTCACCCGGGCGCTTGGGATCGAACGCGGTCATGCTGTCCCCGCCAGAGCTCGACGCACGCGGGCAGAGGCCCGCAACGACCGCACCCGCGCGCTGGCGTCCCGGGTGCGCCACGAGCTCGCGTGGATCGCGGCACCGGTCAACATGCCGGAACCCACGGCACGCGCCACCGCGGCGCCGCTCAGTGAGATCGAGGTCAGCAGCGCACCGCCGCCGATCGCCGACACCAGGGCGGCACCGGACAGGCCGAACGACACGACCAGGTCGCCCGTGGCGCTCACCGCCGCGGTGGCGGCACCAGCCAGCGGGATCGCCGTCACCAGACCGCCGGCGCCGACGACGGACGCTGCAGCTGCACCCGCGAGCGGAATGCCGGTGGTAAGCGAGCCAGCGCCCTGCCCGCCCGCCACAGCGCCACCGGCCAAGCCCGCGGGCGTGGTCGTGAGGCTGCCTGAGCCGAGCGCCGCGGCCAACGCCGCACCGGACAGGGTGATCGAGGTCGTGATCGCTCCGGCGCCGGCGGTGGCCACCTGACCCGCGCCGGCCAGGCCGGAGCCGGCCGTCAGCGCACCAGTGCCGGCAGCGCCGCCCGTGCCGGCGCCGGCCAGCGGGATCCCGGTCGTCAGACCGCCCGCGGCCAGGGCAGCCGCGACGGCAGCACCTGACAGGCGGATGGTTGCCGTCAGTGCACCTGTGCCGGTGGCGGAGACAGTCGCGCTGGCACCAGCCAAGTTGATGGCAGTGGACAGCGATCCGGCGCCGGCTGCGCCCGCCACTGCGGCTCCGACCAGGCGGATCGAGGTGGACAATGCGCCAGCCCCGACAGCACCGGCGGCTCCATCTCCCACCAGAGCTGCCGAGCCACCGCCGAGCGAGTAGAAGACCGGAACGCGTTCGTCGGCCAGCGCCATCCAGTAGTTTCGCGACCGCTCCTTTGCCTCGGCAGGCGATGCGCCACGGGGCAATACATAGGCCGAGGCGATCACCCCATCAAAAGCGCGGTCGTTCCATCCGTCCGAACGATTCCCGATCGCGGGCAGCACGGCGGCTGAGGATGCAAGCCCGCCATACCCGGAGATGCTCGACACGAGCGTGCCGTCGACCCAAATCTGCCGAAGGGTGCCGGCCTGGGTGAAAAGGATCGTCTGGAACCGGCCGAACACGAGCGCCGGCGACGTGGGGATCTCGAAGTCGGCACTTCCGCCCACAAGCGCATTGTCCGCAGCGGTGTACCGTGAAAGCAGATACCCGACGCCTTGCGACGTGCCAGTGTCGAGCAACCGGCCGACGCTGCCTCCGCCCGAGGACCGGGCGAGCGCATGCACGACGGCCGTGACTTGGGTCGAGGCGTCGAGGCTCCCGGTCGGGAGATAGATGCCCGAGTCGGCAGCCGCGAAGTCGGCCCCTTTTCCGGTCAGGGTGACGGAATACCCCGTGCCGTGATTGCCACGGGCGGACAGGTCGCGAAGGCCGGTCGAGAATAGCCAAACCCCGAGCGCGCCCTCGGTATGTCTCGGGTGGGCGCGCGCCGACCCTTGCGGGTGCCGCGACCTGTTCCGACTGGTCCAAATCTGCGCCACTGCGGCTCCCCGGGACTAGGCGACCGAGATCGACTGCGAATAGCCGTCTGCCCCGCTCGCGGGGATCGTCTGGCCGCTGGAGTTCTTGCAGACGAAACCGAAGAACGGCGGCGCGGGCCAGGCACAGACCTCGGTGACGCGGAAGTGGAACTCAACCTCGGTGCGCGCGCCGGACGGGCTGTTGTCATAGACCGTCGGGGCGCTGCGAACGAAACGCGAATCCTTGATGAAATCGGCGTAGTCGGCATCGGTGGCCGGGTCGATTCCATCGGTCCACGCGGCGCCGTTCTGCGACTCGACGAGGTACAGGTCATAAGTGCCCGCCGTCGCCGATGAATTGATCGGGATCACGATGTGGATCAAGTAATCCATCTTTGGCGACGCGCTGTTGTCGATTTCGCCGAACGCCGTCGCCAACGCATTGGTGTCGCTATGCAGCCGCGAGATGTTGGCCAGCTGCGTGCGCGTGCCGAATACCGGGTCGCCGGCACTCATGCTTTCCCCTTCCGATTGAGTGCGCGCCCGACCTGGGCCTGGTCGACGATCGGGTCCGGCATCGGTGGCGCCAGCGCGATCAGTCGGGTGACGACAGCCGCGGGGAGTTTCCCCTCGGCGACCATCTCGGCCAGGAACCCCTGTGTGGCCGGCAGACCGATGTCCCAATCGCCACGATCAATCAGGCGAATGCCGCCCTCGTCGATCAGCGAATCCGAGGCGGCGGCCGCACGCAGCGCGCGCAACAGGTCGGACCCGGCGCGCGGGTTCTCCGCGGTCGCCAGCGCGGCGACGATCGTCCCGGCGCCGATCTTCACAGACTGCGGCTTCGTGCGGCCGGCATTGATCGCTTCGGCGACGGCCGTGTCGTTGCGCGCCTCGACGAGGCGTGCAAACTCGGCATCGGTCGCCGCACGCGCTTCGATCAACGCGAGAATCTCAGCCGGCGACATCGCGTTACTGGAAGGTGATCGTCATCGCGCCCGCCGAGAAGCTCGGGGCCGCGTCGCCGCTGTTGATCGTCTTGCTGGTCGTGAGCGCCACGCAGATCCACTGGTTCCCGGACGTGCTGGCGTCGTACAAGCCGAAATGGGTCACTACCCCCCAGTTCGCCGTCGGCGCCGGGAAGGTGATCGACGCATTGTTCGATGTCTGGCCGCCAGTGCCGCTCGAGGCGGTCGTGCTGCCCGCCGATTGCGTACCTGCGAAGTTCGCCAGGCTGGCCGTCACCGCCACCCGGGCATACGACCCGCCAGATACCTCGGTGCCCGCGCTCGAGTCGGAGCAGGACGCGGTCATGAGGCCGACGTACCAGGTCGCCGGGGCGCCCAGGGACTGGCCCCGCAGCAACGCGTCGACGATCTTGTTCTCGGCGTAGTCGGTCAGCGACTGGGCGCTGGCGCCGAGCGCCGCGAAGGCCAGCGCGAACGCCAGCAATAGGTGCTTGAGGTGCTTCATTCCACGCTCTCCAGAAACAGTTCCGTCTGACCCAGCCCGTTCGCGGCAACCCTCGTCACCGTGTAGCGGGACTCCCCGAGGTCGATCACATCCCCGCGCGCGGCTGAGCCGTACTCGTGATCGAGGACCGTCACGCTCGGCCGGGCGTCGTCCACCAGGCCGACCATCTCGGCCGAAGGGCTCTGCCACAGCGCGCGCAACCGCCGCGCGCCGTTGACCACCGCCTCCTGCAGCAAGCCAGACCGCTCGAATCCCGCCCAGAGGCGGTCCAAGCGATCTCGCTGCTGCGTGGAGAGCGGCGGGCTCATCAGCCGAAGACAGCGTTCAGGCGCACGCGCGCCGTGGTGTCACCGCTGGCCTTGGTGCCCGTGCCCACGCCGATCTTCAGGTTCGACGTGCTGGTGGTGGTGACGCGCTTGTTGGTGTTGTCCCAGTACCAGATCGTCCCGGCCGAGCCGGTGTCGGTCGACAGCGCGGTCAGGTCGAAGACGCCTTCCACCTGGAACTCGCCCGAAGCGCCGCTCGCCAGATCCTTCACCGCGACACCGAAGATGTTGGTGCCCACCTGGGCGCCACCGCCCGCGCTGACGGCGTAGGGAGCGGTCAGCGGCAGGATGTCGCCTTCTTGCACAAAGTTCTTCACGATTCGATTCCTTGTTCAGAGATTCATGCCCGAGCTCGGGGGCTCAGGGATCACGGAGCGGCCGATCAGGCGCCGGGGTTCTTGTAGAGGCCGCGGTGGTCGATCGCCTTCGCCGCGAAGGCCAGCCGCGCCTTGACCTGCAGACCGTCCACTTCGAAGCCGACACGCTGCTCGGTGTAGACACCGTCCTCGCCTTCGAGATAGGCGTACTCAACGGTGTCGATTCGGCCCGGCGCGGCCGACAGGTACCAGGTGTTGCCGGAGACTCGCGGCTCGACGATCACCTCGAGCGAGGTGTTGAAGTTCGGGTTGATATCCGACGACTTCGCGGCCACGAACGACGCCGACGTGTACTTCGCGGCCTCGACTTCCTTGTCCGGGCCCACGATCAGGTACTGGGGGGCGATGTTCAGATAGCGGCCCTGCGGACCGGTCTGCTTGCGCATCGCAGCGCGGCCGACACCCAGCGACGTGTCAGAGATCGCGGTGCCCGAGCCGGCCAGGTTGGCGTGCGTGGAGTGGAACAGCGCCACCGTGTCGCTGAGCGCGGCGTTGGCGGACAGGATGCCGTAGACGATGTCGCCCTCGGTCGCGGCAGCCTCTTCTGCGATCGCGCGGGGCAGGCGGTCGAACGCCGACAGGTCGTCATTCACCAGCGCCTCCCAGGTCAGCGGGATGATGCCGCCGTACTTGCCGAGCGAGTACTTCTCGGCGCTGTCGCCCATCTTCAGCATCTTGTACTCGCCGCCTTCGTTCACCGCCTGCATCGACGACATTTCCGACAGCTGGGTGCGCGCGACCTGGCGAAAGTCTGGCGCAGTGCTGCGGCGGGCCCAGCCGGTGAACGTCCGCGGCGCTGCCATGTACGCCTGGCGCAGGGTGCGGTTGACCGTCGAAGCCAGGATCTCGGGGAAGTCGCTGGTGCTCATGGCGCGCACGTGGGTGCGATCCAGGTTCAGGGCGGCGACCGCGATCTCGCGGCGCGACAGACCTTCGGTGCGACCGCCGGCGGCCTCGATGCTGGCGCGCGCCATGTCGATCAGGGTCATGCCCCGATAGCGGCGGGATGCGTCCGGGAGCGCAATCGAGGGATTCGCGCGACTCACGATCGCGGCGGACATCGCGTCGCGGCGGGTGTCGGTCTCGTCGATCACCGTCTCGATCCGCGACGCGTTCGCGGTGCGCGTTTGCACCGCTTCGTCCGCACGGGCCAGCTCGGCCAGGATCTGCCGACCGGCGACGTCCACGCTCACGCCTTCTTCGACCAGACGCTGGGCGAAGTCTTCGGACAGGCGCGCCTGGCGCACCAGGCGACGGATGTCAGCCGCGCGCTCGCGCTCGGCCTGCGCGCCCGCCGCGCGCGCTTGATCGATCGCCACGACATTGTCGGCGCTCGGGGTCACGGGGGTCGCGGGCACACCGGCCACACGCTGTTCGTCAGCCATCGTTTTCTCCAGTTGTTCGCCCGACTCGGGCAGTTCGACCACGCGATAGCGCGGCCGATCCTCGGCCGAGCGGCCGATTCCGACGGTGGCATCCGCAGGGATGTCCACCAGTGACACTTCCATCGGCAGCCAGCGCGTGACGCGGTACTCGTCCGGCTGCTTGCCGTTGTATGACTTGATGAGCTTGCGCTCGAGGATCCGGTAGCCGACCGACACGTTGCGCACCAGGCCATCGGCGATGTCCAGGAGCAGACCCTCCAGGCCATCTCGGCGCGACATCGTCAGCTCGACGTAGGCCTTGCCGTTCTCGATCCAGGCTCGGTCAGTCGCCCCCACCATCGCCATGGGGGAACCGGCCTGCAGGTATCGGTCATGGTTGACCATCACTGCAGCGCCGGCGTTCAGCCTGGTCAGGTCGCATTCGCCATCCGAGTGGCCGAGGATCTCCACCCACGGATCGTCGAACCACGACGCACGCAGGTACGGCGCATCGGACGAAAACGAGAGCTCCAGCCGCACGTTCCCTTGCGCCGGCGGCGCGCCGTCACCGGCGGCCGAATCCGCGCGCTCCAGCACGCGGATCTGCGCAGGGAACGAACGGTCAAGCTGCCCGTCGATTCGGCTCAGTTGGGGTTTCGGCATCTTGGTCAATCAGCGCCCGGGCTACAGGCGATTGGGTTGATTCGAGCGTGATCCCGAGCGCCGCGAGCTTCTTGCGCTCGTCAGCGATCTCGGCGAATACGCGATCCGGGTCCATGCCGCGCTCGCGCAGCTTTTCGGACAGCGATGACAGGCCGAGCCGAATCTCGCCAGCGGCGGCCTCGACCTCCTTCAGGGGGTCAACCCACTCCCAGCGGGGAGCCGTCCACTCCCAGGGAGCAACATCCTTGCGCACGGCGCCGGCCAGGCGCGAGAGCAGCGCGAACTCGGCCTGCACGCGCGAGAGCAACATCGGCATCAGGACCTGCCACCGCAGCGTGTCGGCCATGCGGCGGAACTCGAGCAGGCCGGCCCGGATGCTCGAGTAGTTCACCTGCGACAGGTCACCCGTCAGCTGCTCGTACGTGACGCCGCTACCGGCTGCGATCGCGTGCAGCTGGGTGCGCGTGTACTCCGCATACCCCTCGGCGGTCTGCGGAGCGCCGAAGGAGACCGTCTCGCCGGGGCGCAGGTATTGGATCATCCCGGCACCCAGGGTCTCGATTCGGCGGCCGGCGTCGTCGGTCGATGCGCTGGTCAAACCGGGGTCGGCCTCCGGCGACGTCACGAAGGCCGCGAAGCACGCCTCGATCCCCTTGCGTACGAGCTCGGCCTCCTCATAGTCGTCGAGGTCGCGCATGCGCATCATCGCCGCGGCAAGACGCGGCACGCCGCGGATCTGGCCGGGGCGGGTCTTCTCGTACAGATGGATCACCTGGTCAGCCGGAACCCGGCGACTTTCGAGCGACCCGGAGACCGGCGCCACTTCGCCGGGATGGTCCTGAAACAGCCAGTAGGCGACGCGCTTTCCGATTGCGTCAAACTCGATGCCCGCGATGATTCGACCACCGCCTGACAGGAGCTCGTTCCGGGTTGCGTCCAGATGGTCCGCCTCCATCACCTGCAGCTGCAGCGGCACGACGAGCCCATCCTCCGGCCGGCGGCGGCGGATTCGCACCAGCACTTCGCCCGACTCGAAGAACGCACGCACGATCAGCGACTGAAGGCCCGCGAACTCGAGCTGGCCATCGGCATCGCATTCGCGCGAGAACGCATCCCAGGCAATGCGCACGTCCTCTCGATCGGGAGGCAAAACCGGCACCAGGCCCGCGCCAACCACGCCCGACACGAGCGCGTCGATTGCCTTCCGAGCGTGCGGGTTGTTCCGCACCAGCTCCCGAGACCGGTTCCGCAGCGCAGGGAGCGCCGTGATGATCTCGGCATTGGCGCTTGAGCCAGTGGCCCGCCAGCCGTCGGTACGGCGCCCAGCCTTGGCGCCGTCGTACGACCGCTTGGCAAAGCGATCGCGCAGCATGCGGCCGGCGGTGCCTGCAACCCAGGCGAGCACCCGATCGATCACGGAGCGATCAGTCACGGGTGCGTGCGGCAAACGCCGCCCTCGGTCGTGCCGTCAGTGCGCCTGCATTCTCAAGCTCCCCCTTGATCAGATCACGGGCGGCTTTCAAGTCCCGCATCGTTCGGTAGATGATCGTCTGCCCGCCGACGCTGACCTGCAGCTCGCCAGTGGCGATCGCAGAATCGATGCGGGTCAGGTCATCTGTGGTGAAGGCCATGGTGTGCCGATCATGGCCGTTCTCGTTGGCCGAATCGGGTGCTTTTCGGCCACCTAGTCAGCCGCCGCGGACCTTTCGACGAGCGCTGCGTTCCGGCACACCGCGTGCGATCAGTTCCTTTACTCGCGCGCGTTCAATCGCACTCACCCGGCGGACCTTCAATTGAACGCCCCCCCAGTCGCGCCGAATCTCCGCATCGAGCTCGGCGACCTGTTCATCGGTCAAGCCCGGCGCGCGCTGGCGCACGCGCGCGACGATATCGGCGACTAGGTCGTCATACCGCGACCGCTCGAGCATCACGGAGATCTCGCTCATCGAAGATGCCTCGGACGCCAGCCAGCAGCACGCGATGGTTGCCAGGCCTGGGGGGTTGCCGGTACCGGAGCCGATGAAGGTTCATCCGAAGCCGGCCCGTCATCCTCGACCGGCTCCACGGGCTCAGGCAACTCCACGGGTGCGCCGAGCAGCGATCCCTGCAGCGGCGCAATGCGCTCGGCCAGGCGCTCCCACATCGGCGCCGTGTAGCGCTCCAGGCCCAGCGCGTGCGCGGCGAACAGCGCGTAGACCGCGCAGTCCCAGGCCTCGTTGCGCTTTCCCGGCGGGCAGGCCCAGACCATCCGAACGCCCCGCGCGGTGCGCGCCTGGACGCGGGACTCGACCGTCATCTGCTCGCACCAGTCGTCGGACACGTCGGTCGGCACGTGCACGAAGCCCGGCCCCGGCCGGTCCTGGCGAAGACGCGCGTACCACCAATCCTTCGCGCTGTTCGTGCCCACCAGCCAGAGCTGCACGCCGCGCTGGATGAGCTTGCCGCGGTAGTTCACGTCAACGGGGCTGCCCTTGCCCTTGACCGGCATGCCCGGGCGGTCCTGGCCCTTGATCGCGTAGAAGCGCTGCACCCACGCCTGGCCGTTGGCCTCGAGGCGCCGGCCGGGCGAGCGGTCGCGCACGTATGTGTAGACCGTATGGGTGAAGTGACCGCCGGTGTCGATCGCGACCGCCTCGATCCCGAGCGACCCGCCGCGCTCGTGCACGAACCTGCCCGACAGGTAGGCGTCCAGGCGCTGCCAGATCTCCGCCTGCGCCGGGTCGCCGGGCAGCACCTGGTGGTCGACCAGCGACGTCTCGTCGCCCGGCCCCCAGCCCCATACGCTCACCTCGAGTCGGTTGTCCTGCACGTCCACGCCGGCGGTGAGCGCCAGCGCGCTGGCCGGCACGCAGCGCAGCCGGTGCGCGCCGTCCATCTTCGCGCGATCGCGCAGCGCATTCACCGCCAACCGGGCGCCGGGCTCAGCCCAGGTCAGCGCCAGCCGGGTGTTCCGCCACGTCTTCATCGGAGCCGTCTTGCCGGCCACCAGGTCTACCGCCGCGGCCAGGAACTCCTTGACGATCGTCGCCCAGCTCAGCCACCCCAGCGGCGAGTACAGGCTCGACAGGTGGTAGCTACGCACCGCCGCGTCGGGGTTCTCCGCAATCCACACGCCAGCGGCCAGCATCGCCGGCTTATGGTGCTCCTCAATCACTGCACCGCAGGCCCGGCACACGTAGTGCGCGGTCGACGGGTCATTGCCGATCCACTTCAACCCGTGCGCGACCTCCCGGCCGCCCCACTCCAGCGTCTGCATCGCCTCGCAGTGCGGGCACGGCACGTGGTACCGAAACCGCGTTCCGAGGTGGAAGCGGGCCTCGATCGTGCTGAATCCCGGCGGGCGCTTCGGCGAGCTCGACAGCAGGCGCTTGCGCCGTGCAAACGTGTCCTGGCGCGCCGTCGCCAAGCCCAGCGGCTCGCCCTGGCCGTCCACGTCGTCCGGGTAGTCGTCGACCTCATCGGCGTAGAGCACGCGCGATGGCATCGAGGCCAGGCCGGCCGCGCTGTTTGCCCCCGTCACCACGAGCAGGCCGCCCGTGAATTCCTTCACCAGCGTAGTGTTGCCCGAGTCCCTGGAGCGGGCCTCGCGGATTTTCGCGCGCAGCACGGGTGACTCGCGCACCATCGGCGACAGCCGCTGCTTCGAGAACCGCTTCGCGATGTCGACCGTCGGCAGGATCAGCAACATCGGGCCCGGGTCGTGGTCGATGCAGTAGCCCAGCCAGTTCAGGCCACTCTCGGACTTCCCAAGCTGGGTCCCGAACTGCAGCACGATCTCCTCGTGCGGCGACTCCGACGAGAGGTCCTGCATGATCTGCCGCAGGTACGGCGTGCGCTCGGTGCGCCAGGGCCCCGGCTCGGCCGAGGTCTCGCCGGCCAACACGCGATACTTGTCCGCCCAGGCGTCGACCGCCAGCGACTCGCGCGGGCGGACATATCGCTCGAACAGGGCAGAAACCAGATCGCGCTCAGGCGCCCCCACTGTCGCCTCCTGCGGCCACGTCCGTCGAGGCGGGCATAGCGAACTTGTCCACCAAAGCGGACAGCGCATTCCGATGCTCGTCACGCAGGAGCGCGCGACACTTTCCCTGGTCGGTCTCGGCAGCCACAAGCGGCGCGATTCGATCGGCGAGAACCTCGAGCGCATCGCGAAGTGCGACCAGCCGAGACGCAAGCTCCCGCTCGATCTCGACCTTCCTGACAAGTTCGCCCGACCGTTCTCGGTAGTCCAGCTCGACCAGCTTAGCGGCGTAGGCCCGCTCCTGCGCCTGCGCGGTCCGGAAGATCACGTCGACCCGACCACCAGCCGCAATCGGGGCGATTGGGCTCGTTGGGGCCTTGCCTGGGGCCGCATTCGCGCCATTCCCGGCTCGGCCGAGATCGGCAGTGTTTCGCACCAATCGGTCGCTCTGATCAAAGTCGACCACGGACCGCCCATCCACCTCGCGCAACACCAGCCGGCCAGCCTTTTTCAGCTTCGTGACGTACGCCGGCGAAGAACCGATGTGCTCCGCGTATTGGCTCAGCGAACCAGTGGCCATGACTGCTACGCGCCGGCCACGCTATCGAACTGCGCGCCATCCTGCTCCCGCGTCGCGGCACGCCCGCTGAATTCCTGCCAGCGCCGAACGATCACGTCGACGTACCGCGGGTCCAACTCGATGAGCCGGGCGGACATCCCCATTCGATCGGCAGCGATCAGCGTCGATCCAGAACCGCCGAAGCCGTCCACCACCAGGTCTCCGCGGCGCGCCGACGCCTTCAGCATTCGCTCGATCAGGCCGACGGGCTTCATTGTCGGATGCTCAGCGGAGCGCTTCGGACGCTCATGGAAGATGACCGACTCCGGGTGCTCCTCGAGCTTTGCGGCCCCATCGACGATCAAGACCGAGTCCGAAGTCTTGATTGCCCAGCGGCCGTCTTCCATCCTCGTGATCGCCCCACCCTCCCCGTGCTCGACCACCGTCATCAGCTTGCGCCCGCCATACCACCGATGGCGGCTGCCAGGCTTCCAGCCGTAGAGGATCGGCTCGTGCATCCATTGGTAGTCCGAGCGGCCCAGCACCAGGGAATCCTTCCGCCAGATCAGGCAACCCGACAGCTTGAATCCAGCCTCGCGAAACGCGGCTCTGAAATTCAGACCTTCCGTGTCGGCGTGCGCGACGTAGATCGGAGCGCCGGCCTTCAGCGAAGCAAGCAATTCGACGAACGCGGCGCGAAGAAATGCCCTGAACTTCTCGTCGCTCATGTCGTCGTTCTTGATCGATCCCGCGGCAGTCTCGTATGCCACGTTGTAGGGGGGATCCGTCCAACAGATATCTGCTCTTTCCCCCTGCAGCAGGCGCTCCCATGAGCCGCGCTCCGTCGACGAACCGCACAGCACGCGGTGCGGCCCAAGCACCCAGACGTCGCCGGCTTGCGCTACGGTCACGTCGGACACATCCGGGGTCGCGTCGGGGTCCGGACCTTCCTCTTCTACGAGCCCGAGAAGATCTCCCAGCTCGTCGTCAGAAAAGCCGAGCAACGACATGTCGAGCCCGTCGTCCTTGAGCGCAGCAAGCTCGAGCGACAGCATTTTTTCGTCCCAACCTGCATTGAGCGCCAGCTTGTTGTCCGCGATGACGTAGGCACGACGCTGTTGGTCCGTCAGGTGGCTCAGCCGAATGCACAG